GTAGTAATTCGTCCAGCAGCATCAACTGAAATATTTGCGTTTGTATAGTTACCAACAGCAACTCCAGTTGTAGTCATGTTATTACTTGTAACAGTATTTGATTGAATATTATTACCAGTTACAGTATTTGCTTGAATGTTATTACCCTGAATACCACCAGTATTACCGATAGGGTCATAAACACTAACATTAGCGCCAGGCCAAACTATAGGAGTGCTTGAGTTTGATTGTATACCAACAGTTTGGTTCTTCGCAGTAGTTGACCAATAGATATTACCTGCTTGCGCAATGTCGTTAACTTCAGCACTGTATAATTGACTATTGATTAATGGTGCACCATTGCTGTTATACACAGTAGTATAGAAGGTATGATTGTCAACATTGCTATCAAAGCCATAGTTAAAGTCAAGATGCGTTACAAGACCAACATTAGGTACATTGCCGCTTATCTCAATAAAGTTAAGGGTAGTGTCAAGATTAGCTACAACAATAGGAACATCGGGCTGACTAATAATGTTAGGATCCTGCAAACCTGTATTGTCTGCTGGAATGAAGTCAGTAATGTCAAGGTCGTCATCATAGATAGTTGCATTGTATTCAAACGCAGTCAATCTTGCGAATAGATTGCCTTCAGTATCTTTTTCTTCAATAACATTGCTCACTCTAAACAGTTTGTCTGTCCAGCCATAGACTTCGTTAGTAACTCTGATAACATCGCCTGCTTCTACCTGAATGCCTGAGTAATCAGTCTGTAGATTGATGATTAAGTCTTCACGACCCTGCAAGATTCTACGAATAGCAATGAACTTTGCTTGCACATAGTTGTTAACTAAGTCATTCTTAAGACCAAGTTTGTTGATTGGTTCGTTCTCACTCAATAAGCCTGGAAGGTCATCTTGCAATGAAATAAAGATAAAGTCTAACTGGTCTTTGATGTTTGTATTGGGATACTGATACTCTACCTGATTGAATGTTTGATTCAAGTCAGTTGGATTAACTTGAATACCGCTTGTCAAGTTGTTATTTGTAACGCTGTACAACTGACTAAATGTGAGTGCGTCAGGTGTCTCATCATAGGCTTTGTTGATGACAACTTTCCATTTGCCTGTCAACTCACTGTACTGCATCCAACTATCACACGCATCCACCATATCTTGCAAGTTAGCAAGACAATTCTTAGTAGTATCTAACGGACCATTAAAGCGATAGCGAACTTGTGTGGTAGTTGGACCGCCCCCCATAGGCGTGTAAACGATAGGCTTGTCTGAATAATCATTCAGTGCAGTCATACTTGCTGTATCAATGCCTGCAAGAGGTACAGCACAGCCATATCTATCACTTAACAAATAATCTGTAATACAATCACCAGGCTTTGTTCTGCTGTTTGTAATCTTAGCAGTAACAGCACCTAAACTTGTTGTACCAGCATCTTGATTGTAGATTACCTTAACAATAGCAAACGCAGTGTTAGTCATTGCTGCTGATTGCCCGCTTGCTGTATAGATACCTTGATTCCAACGCTGGTCTGATGGAATCGCTGCATCGCTCATAATGTCAATTGCGCTTAAGCCACCAGTATTAGTACCTGAACTTGAACCATTAGGGAACAAGTAAATGAACAGATTGCCGTTAATCTTTGTATCAACCTCTGCTCCACCAGCAGTGTTTGTTGACAATGATGTAACTTGCGCACCGCTTAAGGATACTAACTTACCATCATAGTAAAGTTCATCAAATGTAATTGTGTCTGGGGTGTCACCAGGCATAGTATTTGTAACTTCTGCCATTGAGATAACATACCACATTGACTGTAGGTCGGTACTAATCTTAGCATCTGTAATACTACCACCAATGAACGCAGTGCCATATACTACTGGGAGTTTGTTGTTAGTTGCTGGTGGTAACTGAACTCTTGAGCCAGTAACTGAATCTTCTTGCTGTGAGTTTCCGGTTGCCCCTCTTGGTGCGATAAGTTTACTAACAACGAAAGATGCGCCAATAGTAAGTACAGTGGTTGCAACTGCGGCAGCGATGCCAGTGAGACCGATTGCAGCAACGATTGCGGTGAAAATTGCCATATTATACTCCTGCTACCCAAACTTCTTCGGTCTTTTTGAATCCAAACTTCTCAAACTTTAAGTCAGGGCTGTTTATCATCTTAACCATACTGTAAGCAGTGATTCTACCACTGTCTACCATCTCATCACCTTCTTTGACATACTGTGCAAGTAATCTGTAACCAGCAGTTGAACCACGATATTCTTCGTCAACCCAGTATACGATTTCTCGCAATACTCTTGTGTCTGGGTCCCAAATTAATGAGTCAATCATACCAATCAGCATACCTGCTAGTTTGCCGTCTTTCTCAGCAACTAATGCAAGTCCACGACCTGCCATAATGTGAGCGTATACAGTAGCAACATAATCATTGTTACTGAAGTTATTGCTTATTGTTGTTGGTCCCTTTAACTTGAAACGATGTAGCATTTCTAAGATTTCTGGGAAGTCAAACTTGTTTGCGTGTCTTATCTTCATTAGAACAGGTTCACATCTTGCATATAGCCAGCGTCAAATC